TTGGAGCAGTCATAGCCTCGTTGTCTGGTGCATGGGCGTTAGTAAGATCACAAGTATCTTCATTAAAAGCTAACCAAGCTGAAATAAAAACTTATGTAGATGAATTAAACAGAGAACTAGATACGGCGGAGAATGCTGTGTCTGTACTCAGAAGTCAGATCAGGGTGATGACAGATATCCTAAGTCCTGACAACTTAAAAAGGCAACACGAATGGCAGGGCGAAGTCACACAAAAATTAAATTATTTTGAAAAAAGTATATCTACCTTACAACACATGCACAATGGCGTTCATCCCTATATTGAAGAGGTTAGTGCAAAAAATAAGGCTTAAAAATAGCCGTACAGTGCAGGTAGACAATACCCCTGCCACCCTACCACCAGAATATAAGGTAAGTTCGTGTGTGTTTGATTATCAGGCGCACAAAGGATTGTGGCTATTTTAGTATATGTCCTTCCCTGGATTTCAGGTATTCTTTCCTGACATTCCTTTTAGGGATAGATTCTATCTTTTTTCTTATGTGTTCTGCCTCATCAAGGTCTTCTTCTTGTTCTTCATCAGAAAAGAAATCACATTTTAAAAAAAGTTTTGCTGTTTCTTTCTCACCTAATATTTCAAGATACTTAACTATGTCATCTTCTATTTCAGCTACGTTTTTAGGTGCTTCATCTTCCTTACCAGAACGTATGCGAGACAACACTTCTAGTGCTTTGATAGCACTGTTCGTATGTCCGTTGTTCTTTGCGTAGGTGTATTGGTTTTCTATTTCAGAGACAACATCAATGCGTGTCTCTACTTCTTTCTCTAATTCTTCTATTCTTTCTTTGACATCCCCTCGCTGCATAAGCCTATGACCCTGCGTATGTGCAGAACCTTTAGAGTAGCCAGCTATCTTGGCTGACTCCGTTGCGTTGCGATACAGAACATATGCTTGACAGAACTTCTCCTGTCTTATTTTTAATTCAGCCATAATTAATTACAGAACTTATCCCATGTTTCATTATGGGCAAGGATGCGTCTTGCCGTTCCGTCAGAAAGGTTATCATTGTCGGAAATAAGGATAGGCTTTACCCAACTACAGTAAGTCTTTTCTCCTCCAACGGTTCCGCAACTTGTTAAAAACAGAGTCATTAGACAGACGGTCAATATCTTCTTCAATTTTATCTCGCTCCCTATTTTTTTCTATTGCATCCTCAAGTTCTTTTTTCTCAACACTATTCTTATCTGCTTTATATGCAAATAAGAGAGGTAGTATTTTAGTGAAGATATTAACAACTGAGGATACAATAGAAGATATCACAGGCATTTTGTTCCTAACCCTTTTCTTTAGCTTTACCTACTGTTAGAGACAAAAACTCTACTGCTTTATAAAGCTTACCCATAATAGTGTCAGAAGAAGGTGTTCGTGTACCAGCTACAATAATACTAGCTATGGTAACGATACCTGTTAACGTACTTAGTATTACATCGCTATTGTCTATGATAGTTTGAAGCATGTTAAATCCTTTCTTAGGTCGCTTGTTTCTCTTCTATATATTTAGTGTAGTGTGTCGGATTACTTTTCTTAGAAAGTTTATAAACCTCAGATACTAATGTATTCTCTCCATAAAAATTGACCATCATTTCAACTTGAGGATTATCAAACAACTTCTCACAGTCTTGTGCCATTGCAAGAAGTTCGCCAGTAGTCCAGAAATTACAGTCGTTTATTTCTACTGGCATATATTTAGGTCTTACACCATCGTCTAGCTTTTCTTTTTTCTGTTCATCAGAAAGACTTTCCATTGAACAATCAAAACCAAACAGATGGAAGTTTCTAAATCCAAATATGTGCATCATACCAATTGATCGCATTGCTGCACATGTACCACCACTAACAAACGTAGCGTTTTCTTTATCTATTTTTAAACTATAGTCTATCTCAACCTTACCACTTACTATATCAGCAACAGCTTGAGAGAAAGCGTGCCACCCATATACATTCTTTGTCTTATCCAATATGAACTTAGTAACACTAGGGTCAGTCATGGACGCAATAAAGAACTTAGTAACTGGATCAACCTCCTTAAACAACTCTGTTCGCACAACACCGTGCGTACTTGTCCCAGTTATCGGACGAGGGTCAAGTATAACACATGCCCAAGGCTGAATACCAGCCTCTAAAAGTAGCGGATAACTGTGCTTCACACATACTATTTTAGCATCATACTTTTTCTGAACAGCTTTTAACTCTTCAAAATCCATAGAAGGACCGGCAGATGCTACAATTATATGTTCATTGTTAACATCACAGTTTTGAACAAAGTCCCAGTCTTTTATTAACTCTACATTGTCATTTATATTACCTAGTATTTCTTCTTTAGGAACACAATCTTTAGGCTGTACAATGATAGGCGTTCTACTTAATACTTTAGGCAGATCAGGAAGGTCATCTGTTTTTAGTCTGACAGCTAAGTGAACAGTACCGCCATCCTTTACTCTGTCTTGAGAAGGTAAGACAAATATTCTTGTCTTTTCCATTGATTCTACAAGACGATTAGTTCCTAAAAACTCAGCACCAGGAAGTTTACCATCTACATCTTTACTATAATAATCATCTAGGACTACTACAGGAACATGTATTAAATTTTTATAATCAGATAAAATAGTTTCTTCACTATGACCACCATCTATAAAGGCAAAGTCAGTTTTCTTTAACTCTTTCTTTGTCTTCTGCATAGTTTCTCTTGAATCACCTTTTATTAAAGTAAAGGTGAACGTCTTCTTATCTTCTTTCATCTTGTGAGCAAAATCTTCAAGACGTTTCTTTACCGCATCAAAATTATTATGAGGCTTAACATTTTGTTCCTTGTGGTCTAGTTCAAAGGTTGCGTCTTCAAACAAATCAAAACCCGTGTAGTGTACTCTCTTACTGTTCTCAAAAGCAGCCAAAGCCATTTCTATAGCTCTGCCGCCATTCCAAGTTCCAACTTCTTCAATTCTTTTAGGTTTGTATTCTCTAATAAGAACAGCTAACTGATGATAACGAGGTAGGTTTACATCAGGGGTAACAGTGTCTTTATCTATAGTGTTTTTTAAATTACCTTTATGATGGGTCATAAAGTCAGCTAACTTAGACTGTGGAAAAACAGCTAGACCAGAAGCACCATCACTTAAATTATGAACCTTCATACCATGCGCTGCATATATCTTAATAAACCTAGTCATAATAAAAGCATCAGTCCACTCTCTGTATGCTAGTACTTCGCCTATATCGTAACAGCCTCGTATGTCGGCTAAGAAGTAATGACTATGCATTGTGTCTAGATTAAAACCAATAAAGCCTGTCTCGCTAAAATCAATGTCTGTTCTTCCTAGATGTATTAGTTCTGAATCTTTAGGAAAAGCCTGGAACAAAATTTCTTCAGACAAAGGAGAGGTAGTCATTACATCTGCATCCATCCATATAAGCCAACCACCCTTGGCTTCATTCTCCGACACCTCAAGAAAGTAGTCTGTGAGAGCATATACTTTGTGGCAGAAACGCAGAGCATCCATACGAAAGTTGTAAGGCATCTGACCGTTAGACGTACCATCATATCCCTTCATCTTCTCTAAGAAGATAGCTCTGTCTTCAACTTCATCTAAGTCTCTGTATTCAATAATAGGTGACTTAGGAAAGTCTTTCTTCTGTTCTTCAGTCACAGTGTCATAATAAACAATAAGTTTTAAATCATCTGCCCAATGTTCAACGACAGACTCCAACATTTTTTTTGCGTATATGTCGTAGTGTTTACCTGAAAAGGATGTTACAAATCTAACCATTTACTTTAACCATTTCTGAATATAATTCTGACCACTCTGCCGCATATTTATTATCTATACTCCTTCGTCCATCCCAGTTGCTGTATATTGGACCGCCCGTAGTAAAGTGTACACACTTAGGTTTTAAGTTAGTAGAAGAATGTCCATCTAACCAGTTCCATTCTTGAGGTATAGACCCTATAAGATTATTCTCATACTCTCTTTCAAGAAAAGCAAACCTATGTAACCAAGAACCATTTTTTGTATTTACATCATGCACAGTAAAATCTTTTAGTGTTTCGTGTCCACAGTTCCACATAACAAAACTAGACCAGTTCTTTCTCTGATAGTTAGACTGAACACGGTTATCCATTTTTAAACCACCTTCTGTAATGTGGTCATGTTTCACACAGCTAACAGCAAATGAAGGATTACAATACTTTTCAAACAATTCAGAAATGTCTGTCTTCACAAACATGTCGCAGTCCATAAATAAAGCATACCCTTCAAATTGATTTAAGAAAGGAACTAAAAATCTAGTGAAACTAAACTCAGTTGAGAATGGTTTACCATCAAAACAATCTACAAATTGATTGTCTTCGTTGATTTCTTTATCTCTAAAGTAAAGACCCGCCCTTCGTAAAGCATTCTGCTTTAGGGGGATTATATCTACGGGATGGTTTGTATTTTTTCTTATGCTGTATGATAGAACATCAAAGTAAGTCTTTTCTTTTTCGTCATACCCTACATATATTTTGTATGGTTTATCTAACATTTTTATGTGATGAGGGGTGAGAACAATACCCAGCCCCTATACTGCCTATTTTATTGGAATTACTTTCTTATGTTGATCGTCGGCTTTAATCTCTAACTTAATTTTTAATAGTCTGTCTGACACATGTCATGCCATAAAAATATTACTATAAAAAGAAGCTACAGTCAAGAAAATTTTTCACCCCTGAACCAACAAGTCATAGCAGACCTTTCTCCTTCTGACACTGTAGTTATTCTGTGAAAAATAAAAGAAGGGAAGACAACAATACTTCCTTGTCTTCTCATTTCTTTTACAGTTCTGAATCTATCAGGTGCTTGAGGGTGAACAAAATTCTGTACTTGGAAATCACCCCCTTTAAACTCATCGTTGAGTGTTATAGAAATAGCTAATTTTCTAAAGTATGGATCACTTTGTTTCTCTACTCCTGTATCTATATGCCAATTATAGAACTGACCCTTACCATAAAAAGATATTTGAGGAACTTCAAAAGAAGTTAAACTAAAATCCCAACCCGCTCTTTCATTAGCTATGTCTACATATAATTCTAATATCTCCGACAACTCGTCATTAGCTAACCAAGCAACTCTGTTGTTTCTTATCTCTGACAATACTACATCGTCACCTTCTTTAAAAACTTCTGCCTCTTTGGAATCTAGTTCTCTTGCAACACTAAGCATACCATCA